TCACAAAAGAGGGGTCGATGCCGACAATACGTTCGGTTCGGCCCCTCCAAATCGGCTTTTGATCGGCCTGGAATCGGATGATCTCGGCCTCGGAATAGATCGCTTTGCTAACCGCCTGCGGTGGCCAGAACCCCCGATAGTCGCGCCAGAAGATCGGGTTGTCCTCACCGAGTCGTTCACGCGCCTCATCGATCTTTTCCCACTTCTGGATCGGCCATTTGTTCTCACCGGCCAAGTAGTTCGGATTCTTGAGGGCATCGAGGTGCAGACAGACCCCACCCAGCTTGGTTTCCCACTTCTCATCATTGACCGTAATGCTCCCCCACCCGTTGATCGGCTCGACGAAGCGGCCGAACGGGTCGTAGTAGGAGACAGGGTTCGCCGCCGCGCAGATGTGGAGAAACGGGTTGTTCGAGAGGTTGGACATCGCCGTGTCGAGGAAGGCATGACCCAACTCGCTCAACTCGTCAGCCGCGACGATGACCCGCGGAGCCTTCATGCCTCGCATTTTGCCGGTCACTTCCGAGGTCTTTTTCGCCTCGGCCGGAATCAAATACACCCCCGCCTGCTCCATCCTCTCCCCGTTCCGGATCGTGTAGATGGCCGGAGTCGGAGTATCGGCGAGTTTGCCTGGGGCCACGGGCTTGACGCACGGCCAGTAACGCTGGATGGCACCCCAGACCCGCTTCTTGGCATCACGGATGCTCGTGGAGGTGACCAATGAGAGCGTGTGGAACGGCGCGGCCATCCAATTCAGGAGAGCCCAGATCGCCATGAATTCCGACTTGCCGGACGAACCGCAGCCTGCGAAACCGACGAACTTATTGTGACAGCACTCGTAGAGCATATCGTCCGCCCACGGATGCCAGATAAAGTTCTCGGTTTTCTTATTGAAGAAAATCTGGGCCGCGTTTTTGAAATGCTCTTCGATCGGCAACATCTCCGGCGACCGCCGGTCACGGTTCACAAAGCAGTAGAGTTCGATCGCCCAATCGGCCGTTCCGGGCACAAAATAGACCCCGTATTTCAGTCGGTATCCGACCGGAGGAGTCGGGGCATCGGAGGCAAAAATCGGGGTCATTTTGGAAATTTTACTGCTACAGAGTTACACAAGCGGACACAATCGTTTTTGATAATTTGCAGTCACTTGATTTGCAATAACTTACGATGAGCGTTCTACGGGTTCGAATTTACGGGTTTAAGGGATTATTTAACTTCTGTAAGTCACTCGACTTACTCTTTTGGCAGCAAAGTTACGTCCGTTATCATTTTCGTTATTATTATGCTGTTATGAAAAATTTTGAACATTTTGACACAAAATCCAGTCACAACTAACAGCCATGAAAATCGAAATCACTGACACACGAAACGAAGGCGCAGTCGTCCGACTTAACGGGGCTCGGGCTCATGTCGCCAAGGTCCGCAATGGAGCCTACCGCCAGTTCCTCATCCGGTGGAAGGTGGGGCGGAAGACGATGCGGCGAGTCTTTGCCAAACGAGACAAAGCGATAGAGGAGGCTCAAAGGATCGTCACTGACCTGTCCAGCGCCCTCGGCGAAAAAACAACCATTCATCCAGAAGACAATCTATTCCTTCGGGAGTGTTTACGCAAAGCGGGCGGGAAAAGTCGGCTCCTTGAAGCCGTGGAACAATACGTCGCCAAGAACCCGATCGGGGCTGGGCGTAAGACGGTGAAAGAAGTATCCATCGAGTTCGTCGAAGCGATGCGCGAACGGCAAAAGTTGAAGGGGCTTTCGAAATCCTACCTCAACGGACTCTCGACCGACTCAAACCACATCCGACGTTGGATCGGCCATCGGCAACTCAACAGCGTGACCCATGAGCAGTTTCAAGAGTATATCAGCAAGGGCGAGTGGTCGCCGTTTACCTACCGAAACCTAGTGCGTCACTGGCAGATGATGGAGAAGTTTGCCAAGAAAAAGGGCTACCTCGGTAAGGACGCCGACTCAATCACAGCGGACTTGGCTCTCCCCTCCCTCGACCGCAGAGTGGTGCCGATCTTCAAGCCTTGGGAGTTGATGCACCTTCTCCTGATCGCAAAGCCGGACGAGATCCCCTACATCGCGACGATGGCATTCGCCGGCTCGCGTCGGGCCGAGTTCCAGCGGATGACTGCTGCACAACTCCGATTCGACGAGCACCACGCGGTCATCGACGAGACAATCGCCAAGACTGCGGCCCGCAGGACTCTGGACATAACCGACCAGATGAAAGCCTGGCTCGCGGTCGCCGAGATCCCAGAAGAAGGTCGCCTGACCAGTCATCGCCGGGTGGCAGCACTCAGCCGCAACAAAGCCCGGCTCTCTGCCGTAGGGATCGAGTGGAAGACCAACGTCCTCCGGCACTCTTTCTGCACCTACCACTATGCCAAATACCGCAACGCCAACGAGACCTCTTACCTCGCGGGGAACAGCCCGAAGACCCTGCAAAAGCACTACCGCGGCCTCGTGACCACCGCGGAAGCCGACGAATGGTTTAATATCAATCCAATATCAGTGCGGGCTTATGCAGAGGAAAATGGCTTGTCACCCCTCATAAAATGGTGAACAACCACATACTACTAGTGTCTAATGCTTCAAGAAAGGAAACCAACAACCATGACCACCACCACAAAACACGGTCAACTCAAAGCAGGCACGGAACGTGTCAGCTACGTGGAAAGTAAAAAGACATCCTCTGCACTGAGGATTTTGGCTGCTGCCAAGCAGACCAATGTCTCTTCACTTATCCGCGAAGCGACCGCTGCGTATCTGACGAAGGAAGACCCAGACAAAACGCTGTCCCGCGTTGCCGAGGAATTGGCCGTTTACAAAGCCGATACCAAAGAAGAACGTGCCGCTGACAGCCTCGACCCAGAAATGCAGAAAACCATCGCTGCCCTCTTGCGGAAACACCGCAAAGGGTGACACGGTGCCGCGGGGGTGGGACCCCGCGGCTTCTTTTTCACTACGCCATATTAACCATAACAACTACACAGGTAGCCCATAAACAATGACATTAGACCTCACCAATAACCTGAAATCCGAACTCGACGAAGCGGCTCACTACTGCTCGGTTCCTCCCGAGAAACTTGCCTCTCTATTTGTCGAGGACGGATTGCGGCTGTATCGTGACAGCCGCGATGAACTCAGAGACAGTATCGACCGAGAAGACTAACAACCTGCGTAACCCAAAGCTCATACGCAGCTTCGCCAGCGACCCCGAACTCGAAGACCGCCTGAAAAAGGAGTCTGAGAGTTCGGGGCGCTCTATGAGTTCGGTCATCCGACTGGCGCTGCGTAAATTCTTCGGGTTGTAATAACACCATAATGACTTCCATGATTCTGGAGTGCGAGTCGTTCACTGCGACTCCGCTCGAAAGCGGGAAGCTACGCCTGGAGATCAAAGCTCCGGTCGAGCGGCCCAAAGAAACACTCGGTCCCCGTGAGGCGGCAGAGCGTCTCAGCGCCGTCTTCGGCCGGACAGTGCAGAAGCACTCACTCGGCTACTGGCGCAAACGCGGCCTCCCCTACACCCAAGTCGGGGACAAGAAATTCATCTACCACGATGTCGCCATCACCCGCTGGGCGCAGGGGCTCGGAACTTCGATCCTGTGAACTCCAGGCAAAAAGGAAAACGTGTCGAGCGGCTCTGGCGCGATCAACTGCGCGAAGCAGGGTTTCTCAAAGCCTTCCGCGGACAGCAGTATTGCGGTGCGGCCGGCGATGCCGATGTCGTCTGCCCTGAGTTGCCGACGATCCACTTCGAAGTGAAAGGCGTGCAGAACCTGAACGTCCTCGCTGCGATGAAGCAGGCGATCGCCGACAGTGCGAAAAGTGGCCGGACGCCGACAGTCGCCCACAAAAAGAACGGCGAGCCGTGGCTTGTGACCATGCTCGCCGATGACTGGCTGCGTCTCGTTAAGGACTCTGACTGGGTTAGTCCAGCAGATCCCCAAACGTCTCCCGCCACAAAGCAGAGCGTGAACTACGACGTGGTGCCTCATCGCACAGCGACCTTAGTCGACTGCCCGACGAGTAGTAATAGTTGTTCCCCTGCCGCTGGACATACGTGATGCCGTTCGGGGTATCTAGGTCGATCAGGTAAAAGCCATCCGCCCAAGCGGTTCCGCCAAGCAGGATAGCTACGATTAGTGAGTTAATAATTTTCATCATACATTAGACGTTGCACATGCAGACAGCGTTCAAACTCTTCCCATACCAAGAGAAAGCTGTAACCGAACACCTCCGGATTTTGGACTCGGTCGGGGCGTCACTCGACGGAACCGGGTGCGGTGGCGGCAAAACCGTCATCGCAAGTGCTGTGGCTGCTAGGTATGCGCTCACAGTGGGAGTTGTCGCGCCGAAGTCTGTCTTGGCCAAGTGGGCGAACACCCTACAAGCATTCGGGGTTAAACCGCTCTTTGTCCTCAACCCCGAAAAGCTACGGAACGGGAACACTGCTTGGCTCAAAAAAGTATCCAAAGGAGGAAAGAAGGTCAGCTTCGAGTGGCAACTCCGCGAAAAGTGCCTCCTCATCTTCGATGAGGCCCACATGTTCGGAGCCTTCAACTCCCAGAACGGCAAGATGCTCGAAGCCGCGGCAGGGAACCATGCGGTCTTGATGCTCTCGGCCACCGCCGCGGAGTCGCCGCTCAAGATGAAGGCGATCGGGGTCAACCTCCGGCTGTTCACAGGCGGCTTCTTTTGGAAGTGGGTCCGCGACATGGGAGCCGAGGAAGGACGCTGGGGCGGTCTCGAATGGAATCCCCGCCGGCCGGAGAACAAAGAACGGATGGAAAGGTTGCATCATTCGGTATTCGCGAACCGCGGATATCGGGTATCTGAGGAGGAGCTACGCGAGCAGTTGCCGGATCTCATGCTCTCAGATGAGCCCCTGTGGCTCTCCGACAAAGACCGCGCTACCGTAAAGGCTCTCTATGATGAAATGGCTGATCCGGATGATCCTGGGGGCGTCAAAAATCTCCGCCAGCGACAAGCCCTTGAAACGGTCAAAGTCCCGTATCTGGTGGAGCGAGCCCAGGAGATCGTTCAGGCGGGAGGTTCGGCGGTCCTCTTCTTAAATTTCCATGAATCAATCGACCAAGCACGCAAACTCCTCGAAGGCGCGGGTGTCATCGATGGGCGGGAAACCGCAAAAGCCAGAGCGGAAACCCAGCGTCGATTCCAAGAGAACGAACTCCGGTGTGTCATCGTCCAGATCGCGGCGGGCGGACAGTCCATCGACCTTCACGACCTGGTCGGAGAGTTCCCACGAGTTGCACTTATTTGTCCGCAATTCTCCGGACTCGTTGAGGAGCAGGCTCTTGGACGAATTCGACGAGTTGGGGCCAAGTCTCGGGCACTGGCTTTAAGACTCTACGCACCAGGCACGGTCGAACAAGGTGCGCTCAAATTGACCGAGGAAAAACGGGAAAACGTAGGAATTTTGAATGCAGGAAAAATTATTTTGAACAATGGGGTGAACACCCATGTCTCATCTTCCATGTCAGTCTTAATCCCACACACCAATGAGCAAGTGCACAGTGAGCACTCCCCCTCCTCGCTCAAGGAAAAGGCCAAGTGCCCGGGATTTCGCAACGACCAAACCAGAGACAAATCCGCCGCCAACCGCGGTGTTTTGGGCCACCTAGCCGTCGAGAAAGAGAACCTCGATGTCATACCACCCGACGACCCAAAGCTGCGGGAGGCGGCGGAACTTTGTCTGAAATACCTCAAAACTCTGCCAGCCGGAGAAGTGTTGCGCGAAAGACGCTACCCGATGCTCGACCAATTCGGGCACATCGACCACATCATCCTGCACGGCAAGAACGCGGAACTGGTCGACTACAAATTTGCTTACGGTGAATACGTTGCCGATTCACCGCAATTCTGGGCCTACTGCATAGGCATTTGGGACGCCCACAACGACGTGGAGAACATCACTGTTCACGTCCTTCTACCCTTTCGAGGGGTCATCGACCGCGAGACGTTTTCTCGGGAAAAAGACTACGATCGCTTATCAGCGCAAACTGCCGCCATCATCGCTTCGGCGAGGCGGGATGACCCCTCGACCTATTTAACCGGCGCACATTGTGCGTGGTGCGCGAAGCAAGCGACCTGCCCGAAACTCTCGTCGCTCGCCCTGACGATTGCTTCCAACTACAAGGCTGACGAACTCGTATTACCTGAGCCTTACGACCCGGCGAACATCACCGATCCGCACGTCATGGCTTTCGCCAAGAAGGCCGCGCCGATTATGAAGTCGTGGGCCGAGAAGGTTGACGCCGCAGCCCTCGATATGCGCCTCAACCAAGGAATCGAGATTCCTGGGTTTGAACTGGCCGAACGCAACCTCCCTTTCAAGGTGACCGACGCCCAAGCTGCTTGGGAAGTGGTCAAAGCGAAAATCACTCCAGAGGCATTTGCCGCCTGCGCCGAGGTCTCAATCGGGGCATTAGAGAAAGCCATCGCTCGAACCGCCAAGCGCGGCGAGATGGCCAAGGCAAAAGAACAACTTCGGGACGCACTGGTTGACGCCAATGCGGCCCGCTCCGAGGGGAGCTATAACTACCTCAAAAAGATAAAACAGTAATAATCACCTAAAGCAATAATACCAATATGGGAAAAGTATCGTTCGATGAAATCGAAGTGACTCCGGTCGAAACCGCGATTGTCGCTCAACCTGAATCCAGTCTGGCCGTTCCCCTCATCACCGACCCCTCCAAGGGTTTGGTCGGCGAGTGGACCGCGGCCGACATCCGTCTCCCCCGCCTCAACCTCGTGAACAAGTCCGGAGACCTCTCCAACAACTTCACGCCCGGTTGCTGGGTGATCCAGAAGGAACATCAGATCTCCAACGTGACCAAAGACAACAAGGAGAAGGGTGAGCCGATCACGGTCATCGGTGCACGGATGGCGAAGCAGTATCAGGAGAACATTCCTTATGACGAGCGCGAGACGACTCCGACCAGGGTGCTCGACACCGCCGCCGAAGTCCGCGCCGAAAAAGGCTTTATCTCGCGCAAGCGCGGGGTCGGCAACTTCTCGGAAATCGCGCACATCGAGTTCTTTGTCCAAGCTCCCGAAGGTTTGAGCGAGGACGCCGCCGCGCTCTTCTTCTACACCTTCGGCGACCATAAGTATGCCCGCGTCATCTACACCGCGAGCAGCACTTCGTTCTCCGCGGTCGCCGTCACAATGGCTTCTGCGCTGAAGGGTCACCTAGCCAAGACCGGCCTCATCGGCGGGTTCTGGCATCTCGGTTCGGTCCTGACCAAGGATACGAAGAATTCGTGGTGGTCTCCGACTCTCCGCTCCGCGGGGCTCGTCGAGGACTCGGTGCGGGAAGAAATCGCAGCACTAATCTAATGGGCTTCGACAACTACCGATTCCGCAACCGCAAGGAGCTTCAGGAGGAGAACTACTTCTACCTCGCTGGCCCTTACAGTTGGAGCGAAGAGCAAATGGTCGAGCGCGTCGTGGCTGACGCCAAGCGCGTGCACCGGAAAATCGCATTCAGCGGTGACCGCGACCGCGTGGAGGTCTGGCAACAACGCTAAACAATCTCCCCGGCGGGGGCTCTTATGTGGGCGTGTGGTGCGTCCACCCGGCAATTCGCCGGCCTTTCTCCCTCCGCCGGGGACCACTTTCAAAATTATGGATTCAAATACTGAAGTTCTAACTTACGACCCGAAAGCGTTCGAACTGGACGCCGAAGGGTATATCGAAAAAACCGCCGAGACTCTCGGCATCAAGACCGAGATGGGCCGTAAAGCCTTCCGGGCTTTCTGTCAGGCTGCTGTTCTCCTCGACTCCAAGCAGCGCGACTACGGTAGCGCGAACATTTCCGCGTTCGGCGAGAAGGGTCTCGTCGTCCGCATGAACGACAAGGTCGAAAGACTCAAGAATCTCGTCTGGAAGGACAAGAACCCTGAACACGAGAAGGTCGAGGACACCTGGGTCGACATCGCGAACTACGGGGTCATCGGACTGCTCTGCCACCGGAAAGAATGGAAATGAAGGACAAGATCGCCTTCTTAATTGGGTTCGCCTTCGCCGTTGTCGTGGTTCTTTTCTGGATGAAAGAACGACGCGATCGCGAGGAAATGGAACGCCAGCTTGCTGCATGGCAGGCCGAAGAGGAGTGGACATATCAACTCCTCGAAGCGCGGGCTCTCGAAGGTAGAGAGGTCTTGAAATGATCTTCGGAATCATCGG